TGAACGCGAGGAAACGATTCAGGTAAGACGAAAGGCGATTATGAACCAAAAGCAAACACAATGCAAGAAGATTGTCGAGTATATCCGCGCAAACGGACACATCACATCTTTGGAAGCGGCAAAACATTTGAATATCACGCAGTTATGTTCTCGGATTATCGACTTGGAAAGCAGGGGCTTTGTTTTCAACAAGCCTAAATTCAAGGTCGGCAACTGTAAAAATCCGGTCGCCCATTACTCAATCGCCAGGTCAGGAATTGAACCATGAGCCGAGAACAAAGAATACACGAAGCCCGATTGCTGGTGTTGGCTTATATGCAAGCCGAAGACGTGAGCAAGGCGCAGGAAGCATTGGATAAGTGGGTCGAAGAAGTGAAAGGGGTTGATGATGTCAATTATTCGGACAAAACGTGAACACAATTACACAGTCATAAGCAACAAAGTTTATGAAAAAAATCAACTTAGTTGGCAGGCAATGGGGTTACTTGGGTATCTGCTGACCAAGCCTGATAACTGGCAAGTCATGGTCGCGGAGCTTGTGAATGTAACCAAAGACACGAAGAAGCCAACAGGCAGAGAAGGTATTTACAACATCATCAACGAACTAAAAGAGAAAGGCTTTATTTCAGTAAGAAAAAACAGTGATGGCTCAACGGATTATACAGTTTATGACGAGCCGATTCAAAGCCCTAATCAGGGTAAGCCTAATCAGG